CTTCCAACTTTGCTTTTGCTTGTTCTTCGTAACGTTTTGCTTCTCGTGCGTCTTTTGCTGCATCAGCTGCTTCCTTACGTGCTATCTCACGTTCTTTCATATTCATTTCATAATCACCTTGTCTTGCACGCAAGATAGCGTTGTTATAGCGAGCCTCGTTTTCTTTACGCACTTGCACAAATCTATCGTAACGCTCCTTTGCCTTGCCACTCAACGAACTATCGGGAGTACTCATATCGGGAGCGTATTTACTTGTATGATACAAGTTTGAGAGTGCCGAAACGCCATCGCCAATAGCCGACAATATTGCCCTGCTGCGTTCACGCTTGCGCTGCCGTTCCTCTTCTTCGGGAGACGGTTTGCCACTTTCGTAAAGCGTGCGTGCTATTTGCTCCAAAGACATTCTTTGATGAGGATTGTTTTCTTGTTCAGAGTTATTCTCCTCTGCTGTTGGTGGAACGTCCTTTGGCAACCAGCTGCTGACGGGTGCTGGCTGGGGTATTTTCTCTATGGGCTGTACTTCGCCTGGCATCGGTTGAGGCGGAGTTGTTGCTGGCTGGGGCGCACTTACTTCGCCTTGTGCTGGCTGCACTGTGGGCGGTGTATCTGTTTGTTGTGGCTGCACTGTTTGCGTAGGTTGTTGAGTGGGTGTTGTTACTCCACTTCCTCGCCTACGGCTTCTTGTGCCACTTGTGTTCATTATGTCTGCTAAAGAACTCATATAGCTGTCTGACCTATTTAAACGTAAGGATTGTTTTCTTGCTCGTCTTGCTTTGGCTTGATGGGCTTTTCTGTGCCGTCCATATAAGCGGCTATGCCTGCTGCTGCATTGCCTACTCCCTTAACGGCATTGGCTATGTTCTGTGCACGATTAACTTCCAAGTTTCCAAGTTGTGCATTCAGGTTGTCTTCTCGTTGCTGGTACTGCTGTTCGATGGCATCTTTACGAGCTTCGCCCATTGCGTTAATGTTGCTGACTGCGTTGCTCATTGCGTTTGCATCGGCTGCCTTTTGCGCTGCAACACTTTCCTCCGTACCTCCAACGACGGCTTGCGTTCCTGCTGCGTTCTCGCTATTGCGTTTAAGGTGTTCACGCAAATTAGAAAGTACGGCTTGTGCTTCGGCTCGCTGCGTTGCATCTTCGTTGTAGCGTCTATCGTACCAACTTTTGTTTTCTTGTTTTTGCTGATTGATTTGCGCTTTGTATTTGCGCATAGCTTTTGAGGCTTTGATACCTCCAAAGATACTTCCTGCTATTTTGAGACCTGCTCCTATTGCTGTTCCTAACATATTGCTTTGCTTTGTGGAATTAATACTTATAATAATGCGTCAAAATTAAAACAATACCTTTGCTTTTGGTTTTTAAGTATTAACACGCAAAGAATATGAAAACAATAAAAAAGGAAACAGAAAAAGAAAAAGGAAAACGAAAAAAGACAGGTGGGCGTGTGAAAGGAACGCCTAATAAGCTTACTGCTCTTAATAGAAAAGCTATTGAGGGTGTATTAGCGGATTATAATGAAAGTGGGCTTTTTACACAAGACTTTCTTTCGTTAGAACCAAAAGACAGAATTGCAATAGCAGAGAAATTGATACAGTACACAACGCCAAAGATGCAAAGCACTACTGTTGATTTAGTTGCAGAGAATACAGAATGTACTATTGATATAATGTTGAGAAAATTAGCGGAGGAAAAATAAAGGAATATGGTAGAAAGAATATACAGAATATTTGAAAGGTTAGCGAGCATAGGCAGCGACAAGTATTTACATTTCATAGTAGGCATGATGGTGGCAGCCGTCATGCGTCTGCATGTCGGGGTACTGGCAGCATTGACAGCCGTTGCAATGGTGATGACAGCAAAAGAGATGGTAGACCACTTCGTGCGCAAGGAGAATTTCGATTTAAAGGACGCACTCGCAGGCGTAATGGGTGGCGTGGTAATATTAATATTAATGATATAAACAATGGCAAATTTCACAATAGGAGAGTTGTGCACCTCAAAGGTGGCACAAGAGAAAGGAATAGATAATACACCCCCAGCAGTGGTTAGGGTGCATCTGACAGAAACTATAACGCTGTTGGAGGCTATACGTGCCGAATGGGCAAAGTATTGCGAGCAGTACAATTTGGGGACACCGTCGTTAATAGTATCAAGTGGCTACAGAAGTCCAGAGTTAAACAAGGCTGTGGGCGGTGTAAAGAATAGTGCGCACGTTGCAGGTTATGCAGCCGACATTGTTCCTGCCAATGGAAAGCAGGACGTATTCGAGCGTTTTATGGCGTATAGTTTTAGCAAACGTGGCTATCTGTACGACCAAATCATAATTGAAAAAAACAGCTACACACGATGGGTACACGTGGGATATAAGAAGCCTGATGGTAGCCAACGCAAGCAGTGTTTTAATTTAAAAGTATAGATATGAATAGACTAATAGGAGCAATATGGGGCGTGCTGATATGCACCCTAATTACACTTTGCAGCTGTAAAACGAAGAAAGCCGCGCAGGTGGAGAGTGTAAAGCGCACATTCGATAGTGCGCAGGTTGTAAAGGAACAGGCAAGCGTGAAGTACTCACTCGTGGACACATCACGTGTGGACGAATATACAACGCTTGTAAGAGAGTACATATTCGACACGCCTTATTACGGCAAGGAAAGCTGTCTTACTCACGATACGAATGTTGGGAGCAAACAGCCAATGGTAGAATACAAAGGCGATGGCAGTGTCATAATACATCACGACTTAAAGAGTATCAAGGAAACGAAGATAAGCCGTAAGAATGAAAAGAAAGGTGTAAGCGTGCAGAAAGACAGCACAGCAAATAAAGTAGTAAAAACGAAAGTACACGCCACCGAGCAGCACAAGCAGAAGCAGAAGCACGTGGAGCAAATAGCCGTATCGAAACCTTTCGACTTTTGGCAGCTAATAGTAGGAACAAGTGTGTTGTTTGCCATCGCCATAGCATTATACTACCTTTACAAGCGAGTGCCAAGCGTGCGAAATGTGGTGAGAAAGATATTAGATAGGGTAAGGAAATAGTCGTAAAGGTCGTAATTAATAAAGCAAAGCCGAAAAACCTATCAAAATGGCTTTGCGAAATGGCAAAGAAAGGTATAACTATTAAATGAATATAAAGAGGCAGCCTAAATGGTTGCCTCTTCTTTTAAGTTGTCTAAAATAGTGCGTATAGCTTTGTCAGCGTGTTTGCGCATTATTCGAATATAGTTGTATATGGGTCTGTTCTGTTTCATAGATTGTCCTATTGTATATTCAAGCACCTCAAGAGGAATTCCTAATTCAAATCCATATTGAACGAATGATTTTCTTGCTGAGTAGAAACAAAGTCTGTTTATATCTATAGTTTTGCCTATTTTCTGTAACGTACGTGCAATGTATCTATTAAAGTTTCTGTAAGTGAACGAATATCCAAATTTAAGACTATTATCGTCAGATTTGTACTTATTTATTATGTTAAGAGCTTCGACAGGTATCGATATCCCTATACGTTTATCTCCACGTTTCGTATTTTTTGTTTTTGTACGTATGTATTCTATCTCTTTGTCGTTTGAGAACTTTATCGATAATATATCTATTAGGTTTATACCGCCAAGATAAAAAGACAGAAACCACAAGTCTTTTGCTATAGATTCTATCTTGCTCTGAGGAATGTATGCCTTTAGTTTGCAAAATTGCTCAACAGACAAATCAAGATTGCGTTCTAAAGATTGAGGTATCTTACAATCTTGGAAAGGAGGTATATCTTGCTTAACGAAATATCTTTTTCTTGCAAGATTTGTTAAGACACGTAATCTTACGAGATACATTCCTGTGGTAGTCTGATTAATCTTTTTCTTATTTCTCAAGAATCTTTCAAAGTTACTAATCGTTGTAGGTGTAATATCCTTAGCAGCTATGTCTCCTTTCGTAAATTCAGTAAAGTATTTACCACACCTTTCTATAAGCTCGGCATAGCCGATTCTGTTATCCTCTCTTAGTTCTTTAACGTACTCTTTACAAATTACACCTATTGTTATGTTTCCGTCTTTCTCAGAGTAGTTAACGAGTCTATTCTTTAACTCCCTTGAAGATAACATAGCAAGTCCGTTAGTGTCATTTAGAATCTTTTGATACTTGTTCAAAAGATTACGAAGCTGCATATTTATAATATCAGCGTCGAATCTCTTTACTACTTGACCATTTTTGAATTGGGACAAGT